ATTCTTGAAGGTGAGCAATCTCCTCTAAGCATTGAATCAGATAGAAACATCTTATCTAAGCAAGATGTTATGTCTGTTGATTACCATAGTGCTTATCACGTTATGGGAACTAAGTGGACATCTGCTACAGACAACCCAACAAACGCAGCATTAGGTAACTCTAATAACTGGGCATTAACATACGATCCAGACCTAATTCCTATGGTTGAGATCATTGTTAACTCACCACTTGATACATCTAATATTTCTTAATACTATTAGATAGTGGTCATCAAACCTCACCTAATATTGGTGGGGTTTTTTCTTTACGCTACAATAAAACTAAATTACTTTATAGCCGTGGCAGCCACCATAAATGCAACTGTAAAAGACGCTAACGCTAACAGCTATGTAACGCTTACAGAAGCCAACACTTATTTTGAGACAGTTCCAGACTCTTCAACCTGGACAGATAAAACAGACGATCAGAAAAATAGAGCACTAATATCCGCTACTAGATGGATCGACAGTTTCGTATTCTACGGAGATAGATGCGATGACGGTCAGGCACTCAAGTTTCCTAGAAATAATTATCAGGTAGACGGTGTAGAACTAGCTTGCAGTACAATCCCACTAAATATTAAATATGCACAGTATGAATTAGCTAGGGCTTTAGCAAATGATACTGGTGCTATAACGGGCACTACTGGAACAGATGGCAACTTTTCTGAAGTAAAGCTAGGAGATATTGAAGTTAAATACAATATTGATAGCCAGGGAACAGGATCAATAAATAATATTTTAGATGTTTACCCTTGGCTACAAAGTTACCTAGGTGCATATATACTTGGGGGAGCAGGGTCTTTCCAAATGAGGGTAGTTAGAGGCTAATGGCAGGACAGTTAGACGCAGCATTTAAAAAGATAGCAAAGCAAGTGGTGTCTCAACTTGGAATATCATTAGACACATCCATTGTTTACACAAGAAAGGGGGTATCTAGTTATAACGCTAAAAAGGGAGAGTATATAACAATAGACACAAATTATACAATTAAAGTACCTATCGAGTTTGTGCAGTCTACTGAAGAATCTGGGTTTCAGGAGAACATTGCAAGACTCTACATTACACCAGACTTGATAGGTAATAATCAACCTTTACTTCAAGATGAGATAACTCTTACATTTTCAGGATCTTCCAGAGGAGCTAAAATAACAAATATACGCACATTAAAAGGTGGGCAAGAGTATCTTTTCCGTATTGATGTAATTTTCTAATGAGCTTAGTAAACACACGAGCAGCTTTTGAAACTGCAATTCATGAAAAAGTTCAAGAAGTCGATCCTACAGTTATTGTAGTATTTGACAACACACCGTTTAATCAGCCAGGAGTACGAAAAAAGTACGTAATGGTCAGCCTAGACTTTACACAATCAACTAATCAAAACCAAGGAGCAGCACAGGATTACTATACTGGAACAATTACCTGTGGTGTTATGACACCGAAAAATAAGGGAACAGCAGCAGCAGCTAAAATAGCGGAGTCAATAATAGATGGATTGACTTCAGTAAACTCTTCAACATATACCGATACTTTTTCAGTATCACCTCGTGTGTCTCAAATAGCAGGGCCCACATCAGTAACTACAGAAAGAGAAAGTCATTTTCTATCTGTAGTAAGTTGCAATTTTAGTGCCAATGCCTAATAAAGACATCAAGTTTTTAACAAACGATCTTGAAGAAGATCTTATAAAACTAAAAAGTAAAGTAGCTGCCATAATGGTCCAGGACCTTCAGGAATCTGGACCGTGGTGGACAGGACACTTTGCTACAAGTTGGAAAGTAAGTGAGACTCCAGTGGAACCCACTAAGAAGAGCACTGCTAGGTTAAAAGAAAGACAAACCTATGATGTTCCATTAGGCTGGATAACAGATGAAGAAGGGTCTGAAGAAGGTGGCAGTATCATAAATCAGATACGAACAAATAGATTTTTACCGAAAAGAAAACGACCCAAAAGAGTTCCCCTTAACAAAGAGCTCTATATTGGTAACGAAGCTGAATATGCTGGTTTTGCTGTAAATAACCCAGGAGCTACTGCGCCTGTTGGAGATCCTGATGGTGTGACCTACGAGCAGCATGATAAGAATGTTGAGAATCGAATAACACCACCTAGTAAGAATCCAGATTGGTATAAAGTTTATATGCAAACTGCACAGTACGAATCTGCTATAGCCCTAGGATTATCAGAAACATTTAAAGCTAAAAATGTAAGTTTCGATTAATAAGCTATACTACAGGAATAGATACATATTTTTATGGCAACAGTAAGAGCAATCGACAAACTAAAGAAAGCCTTTAGTGTAGAAGAACGCAGTAGTTACTCCATTTTAAAAGGAGAAGAGTTAATATTAAAAATATTTTGGTCGCCTCTAACTATAGCTGATAGAGATACAATAAACACTACACTATTAGCTATGAACAAAGGCCAGGAAGAAGGCAGCCTTGATTTTGCACTACAGGTTATTGTTACAAAAGCTGAAGATGAGTCAGGCACAAAATTATTTACAACAGGAGACTTACCAGCCTTAAGAAGAGAAATACCTCTAGCAGTCTTGTTAGACATTATGACCAAGATGCAAAGTATGGGCGAGGAGGAAAGCCCCGATGCCGTAAAAAGCTAAATTAAAAAAAGATAATTTTATATATTTACAATTTTTTATTGCAGAAAAGTTAGGTTACACCCACCGAGAAATAAGAGAAAATATGTCCACCCAAGAACTGTACGCATGGAACGCATATTTCCAGATAAAATCTGAACGGGAAGAGCAAGCCTACGAAAATGCAAAAAGACAAGCCCAGATACGGAAAGTACGCTAAACTTGTTCTATCTAGTAATTTTTGTGTAAGTGGCAGCATCAAATTACAGCGTAAATATAAAATTAAATACTAAACCAGCTAGAGTTCAACTAGAAGCACTAGAAAAGCGTGTAAATAAACTTAGAACAAACTTAAACAAACCTTTAAGAATAGAAAGTAAGGCTGTTACACTCCAGAAACAACAGCTTCAGTTGCAAGATAGAAAGTTTGCAACTATGAAAATAACCGCAAGGTTAGGTAATCAAGTAAGAAGATTTGAAGAACAAGGACTTAAAGTAGATAAGTTAAGATTAGAGATTAAAAATGCTTCTAGGCATTTAGATAAAGGTAGAATAGAAACTGCTAGATCGGCTAACAAGTTTGTTGCTGATGAATTGAAAGCGATAGAAAAAGCACTACAGGCAAACATACAGAGTGCTGGTGTAGATCGAAACAGAGTAAGAACTCTCGGACAACTTATTGCACTAAAAAGAACAGAGGCGTCTTTAAACAGAACGGCTGGAAGCACTGCTGCGTTTATGGATAGTCAGCGTAAAGGAATTGGACCAAATAATCTATTAGGTTTACCTAGTTCAAAAATGCTTAATGCTCGTGACAGAGGTATCCAAGTATTAGATCCTTTAAGTAGAGCAGGATCTACAGGGTTTACTGCTGCTCAATACGGACCACAGCTTCCTTCTGCTAGTCAAATAAAAGCATTAGGCACAGGACCAGTAGGTATGGATATAAATACTAGATTCGCACAACAAAAGAAACGTATAAAGTTTCAGCACGATCTAAATATGCTTGAAGTTAAGGGTGTAAGAACAACAAAGTTAAGAGCAAAAATGGGTGAACTTGTTGACGCTCAAAACAGAAAACAGTTTGGATCTATTCAACGTATAAACAATGAACTTGAAAATGGAATACTTAAACTTAAAAATCAATTAAAACTTACTGCTGAAACAAATAAAAAACAAAATCAAATTGCTAGTGGAAAATTTGCCAGAGGCGGTAACTTTGGAAGAATAGGTGGAAAGATTGGACCAGCATTACCTCCGAATATGGCTCCAAGAGGTTTTGACTTCCAAAGTGCTGCAATCAGTGGTGCATTTCCACTACTATTCGGTCAAGGACCATTAGCAGCCCTCGGTGGTGGATTAGGAGGTGGATTTGGTGGTCAATTTGGTGGACAGATGGGAGGTTTTGCTGGAGGTCTAATTGGAACGGCTGTAGTAACTGGTTTACAGGCACAAGTGACAGCAGTAGCACAATTAGGACAGGCTTTTAACTCAGTAACACCTAATATAGAAGCGTTAACAGGAGCACTTGGTTTAGCTGGAACGGAAGAAGAAAAAAGATTAAAACTAATAGAAAAGCAACAAGGAGCGCAAGCTGCATTAAGTCATATAAATCAAAAAATGAATGAGCTTATTGGTGAAAATGGTGTTAAAAGTTTAAAAGAGTTTGGTGATAGTACAAGACTGTTAAGTAATGCTTTTGTTCAAGCTATGACAAAGTTTAAAGCAACCTTAGCTCCATTACTCAGTATGCTTGCAAAACCGCTTACAGGACAGTTAAGTAAAAAAGAGCAAGAAAGACTTGCTGGAATTGGCGGAGCAGAAACAGATGAAACCTTACTAACTTTAGAAGAAGAACTCGGAGGAATAAGGCCTACTAAACAAAATAGGGCAAAACGAAATAGAATAAAATCGAAGATAGCTGACAGGAAAGAAGAACTTGCATTGTTTGGACAATCCATAGAAAGAGCGAATAACCTACGATTGATAGAGAATGATCTAGTTAGAAAAAACAGGCAGAAAAATGAGTTACTACAAGCAACGATAGATGGAAATAAGGAACAAGTTCAGCTATCTCAGGATATAGCTGCTGAAGTACAGAAAAGATTAGACGCTGGATTTGCGATAATTGAAATAGACATAAAAGATATAGAGAATCAAATAAAGAAAACAAAAGAACTCGAAAAACAAGCTGAGATAGCCGAGCAAATAGAACAGTCATTTAAAGACATGGTAAGAACTATAGCAACTGATCTATCAGATGGAATTAAAGGACTTATTCGTGGGACTTCAACTCTAAACGATGTATTAAGGAATGTGATGGATAAACTGGTAGATGCTGCATTGAATATGGCTTTATTTGGTAATGTAGGAGGAAAATTATTTAAGGGAGTGGGACTTTTTGGAAGTATATTTGGAGGCTTTTTGTCTACAGGCGGTCCAGCAAAAGCAGGAAAATCCTATATAGTAGGAGAAAAAGGCCCAGAATTATTTACTCCAGGTGTCAGTGGAACAGTATCTCCAAATAGTTCTCTCGGAGGTTCGACAAATATAGTAGTAAACGTAGATGCTTCTGGTTCTTCTGTTGAAGGTGATGAACAACAAGGAAAAGAACTTGGTCGTCTTATATCAGTTGCTATACAATCAGAATTAATACAGCAGAAAAGACCTGGAGGTTTACTTGCATAATGGCTACCTTTAATGATTCA